TTTTTAAAGAACAGAGCAGAGAAAGCAAAAGCAAAACAAAAACTTGCAGTTGCAAAGATAGAAGCTACAACAAAGAAAGTACAGAGCGATGCAAACTGGGAAGAGAAAGCAATGGATGCTTCTGCTTCTAGTTGGAAGGATGAACTCTGGACTTTGCTCTTTTGCGGAATTATAATTGCGTGCTTCATACCGGCCTGCCAACCATATTTATCAGATGGTTTTAAATTTTTAAGAGAGGATTGCCCTGATTGGTTATCTTGGGGTATACTAGCAAGTATAGGTGCTAGTTTTGGACTGAAGTCCATTGGCCAATTTAAAAAATAAAGGAGCAATCATGAATAAAGAATTGTTAGAAGTTATTAAGATAGAAGAGGGTACGAAAAAAAAAGATGGTAAACATATTCCCTACAAATGTAGTGAAGGTAAGCTTACAATCGGATATGGATTACTTATAGATCCAGAAGTTCCCGGAGGTGGCTTGACAGATGTGCAGGCAGAGATGTTGTTAAGAACAACTGTCGATACAATGCTTGTAGAATTATACAACAGAATACCTTGGTACAAGGATCAACCAGAATCAATTAAGATAGCATTAGCAAACATGGCGTATCAGTTAGGAGTTCCTAAACTGTTACAGTTTAAAAAGACACTAGATCATATTGAGCATGGAAGGTATGGTATGGCAGCAGCAGAGTGTCTTAATTCAAAGTGGAATCAGCAAACTCCAAATAGAGCCAAGAGAGTTGCTGATGTTTTTCAATCTTATGCAAAAGGAGAATAAATATGCCGGGTTACATGAAGAAAAAAACAGGAATGAAAAAAAATAAAAAAACTGCTATGAAAAAAGCAGGAACAAAAAAGATGAAAATGAAAGCAGGTAAAAATAAAAGGTCTATGTATTAATGAAGAAACAACTTACAGATAGACAGAAAACCACACTCAAAAAACATAGCAAACATCATACTGCAAAACACATGACAGAGATGCGTAAGCTGATGCGAGGTGGTAAAACTTTTACTCAATCACATAAAATTGCAATGAAGAAAGTGGGGAAATAATGCCATTTACCAAATACAGTTCTAAACAAAAAAAGTTAGCAAGAGTTGCTAGTCCTAGAAATAAAATTACAGGTGCAGACTTTGCAAAACTTAAAAGAAAAAAAGGAATGAAAAATGGCGGTAAGAAAAAAGTCTAAATCAAAAGTTAATGCTGCTGGTAATTATACCAAACCTACTATGAGAAAAAGATTGTTTAATCAAATCAAAGCAAGTAATTCTTATGGAACAAAAGCTGGACAATGGAGTGCTCGTAAAGCTCAAGCTTTAGCACGTCTTTATAAAAAGAAAGGCGGAGGGTATAAGTAATGGCATTAGCAAAATCACAGAGAAGTCTTAAAGCTTGGGGTAAGCAAAAGTGGCGTACTAAATCAGGTAAGAAGTCATCTGTAACTGGTGAAAGATATTTACCATCCGCTGCAATCAAAGCCCTTACCCCAGCAGAGTATGCTGCAACCACTAGGGCAAAACGTAAAGCAAAGAAAGCAGGCAAGCAAGTTAGTAAGCAACCTAAACGTATTGCTAAAAAGACAGCTAAATACAGGAGAGTATAATGGCTGATAAGCAACCACCCAAAACTAAAAAGTATTTTCGATCTACCAAGTCTGGTGCAGGTATGACCAAAGCAGGTGTAGCTAGATACAGAAGAGAGAACCCCGGATCTAAACTTAAGACTGCTGTTACTGGCAAAGTAAAAAAAGGTAGTGCAGCAGCTAAAAGAAGAAAGTCATATTGTGCTAGAAGTGCAGGACAGATGAAGAAGTTTCCGAAGGCAGCAAAGAACCCTAACTCTAGATTGAGACAAGCAAGGAGAAGATGGAAATGTTAATTATAAACAAAATAAAAAACCTATTTAGTAGAATAAAAAAAAGATTAGTGGGTAAACTATGTGAGTGTAAAGATAAAGTGATTCCCAAGAAAAGCAAAAGAGGTAGACCTAAGAAACAATAGATTGACTCATACTGTCATTGGTATATACTACTAGTATTGATGGAGGTCGATATGAAAACAATACTAGGTAGAACAGCTACCGATAAATGGTTAGCGTATCAAACTAAAAGATTTGATAGGTATGAATTTTTAAAACAAGAATTACACTACAAGATAAATGCAGCAAACAAGTTTCTTGCACTTAAAGTTGATGGCAAGAAGATAGCTGATTGGAATATAACAAAGCTTGTAAGTGAAACAAGAACACCGGCTACGATTGCTGCACAGATTATAGATCAGATTATGGCCTATGATTTGTCGTACAAAACTATGATAGGCTACTATAATACTTATCGTAGTATCTTTAGTTTCTTTTTAGACAGCGGCTACACACATTCTTTTGCTTTGGGTATGGTCAAGTTTCCTAAGAGACAACATACAAGCTTTGATGTAGAGAACAAAGCAATCAAGATTAGCAAGGATAGAATACAAACTATCTTATCTAAGACGGATGCAGCATATACACTAGCTGTAAAGTTTGCAGCATACACAGGTTTACGACAAGGCGAACAAAGAGAGTTACGTTGGAAGGATATAAACTTTGAGAACAAAACTATATCTGTAACTCGATGTGTACAGTTGTTTGACACAGTTGGTTTTACAAAAACTAAGAATGGTCAGAGACAAGTACCTCTTAGCGAATCACTTGCAAAAGATTTAAAAGTATATCGTTTGTCGCAAGGAGTACCAGACAAAGAATCTCTAGTATTTCACAACAATGGCAAGCGTATCTTTGGACAGAAGCTAAGAGATGTACTAAAGAAAGCTTGTAAGCAAGCAGGTGTAGAAGTGATTCGATGGCATGACCTTAGGCACTTCTTTGCTTCTATCTTACTGCAAACTTACGGAGATGACTTGCATAAAGTAACAAGCTTTATGGGTCATGGCTCTATAGAGATGACTAGAAAGGTGTATGGTCATTGGCTAGATGATAGCAAAAGAAATGCAGAGGATGCAGCAAAACTAGATGCTGCACTTACTCTGTAAAATCATTTTTCGTATATTTAAAATCTTTATAATGGTTGTTGATAGCTTTGTCCAGAAACATCTGGGCAAGCTGTAACAGTTGCTCTTTAGTAACTGGTTTACGATGCAACTTGTTGCCAACCAGTACGCTTATTTCTGTTTCTGTTGCCCAGATAAGTATTTTTTTATCAGACGAACTCTTCATCCTCTTTCTTTTCCTCTTTAGGTGTATTCACAAACAAGTTAAACACAGCGACTTTAACTTTGTTATATCCCTCACCAGTTTTTCTCGATAACTGAACATTGATATTTGCATTCTTAGGATCAGAAAAATACTCTACTAGTTTCTTTCTTAAATCCTCGTCAGTAATGTTCAGCCATGCTGCTGCTTCTATCTTATGTTCTGTAGTTATATCTTCATATATCTTTATCTTTGAATTTCCAAATTCAGGTCTCATTGTTCTAGCTCCTTATTTTTTTTGTTAAGTAAATCAATTAGTATTTGACGCTTCTTAGGGTCTTCTGCTTTGTACTCTGCAAACAAATCTTTATTTTTATCAAAGTATTTTTTTAGTTCTGCTTTGAATTTAAAGTTTACGATAGTTTTCATCTGTATCTCAAACCAAGCAGACCAGTTATGCTTAGGATGAAAGTCATCTATAGGATCGTGATTCCTTGTTACAGGTTCTTTTTCTACTATCTCAGAGTCAGGGAAGGTGTCTTTTATTTTATCAAGATCATCTTGTAAAGTATCTTCATTACTTTCTTTTTCTTTAATTAGATTTGCAACAACTTTACTTTCTTGTTCTGTCAAAGCAGCAACCATTTCTTCAGCACTTGCAAACTCTGTTCCTGATAATCCACAGTTAGCTAATGCTCGACCTATCGCTCCTGTTTCACAATTCATCAGAGCAGAACTTTGATTTATTTTACTGCTGCTTCTAAATTCTTCACACTTGCCATCTCCAATACATTTACCATTTGCATCAATAACACTTGCTTCAACAACAACAACTTTATCATTGTATGTGTGTATATTGGTTTTAATGCCAAGTTCAAGTCCGTAATGTCTCCTAAATGTTTCTATCCTATCTTTAACCATAGTATAGCCTTTGCCTTTAATTTTCACGCCATGCGTTTTCAACAACTTAGCACATTCAGCCATTACTATTTTATGATCTATATTAGCCATACATACCCGCCCAATCAAGGTATACGCAACCCATAAGATATCCTAATGACAACAACAAACCTGCCAAGCAAAGCATTTTAATTATATAGTAAGCACCCTTATGCTTGCGATGTATAGTTGTAACATTAATATGATCTCGAATAAGATCATGATTTATTCTACGCTTCATTCTACCCTCCATATTTTTTTAGCGTTCATTAAAACTTCTGGGTTCATGTCATTCCAGCCAAACAACCCATTCCATTGCGGATCGCACAAGCGTAAGACATCTTCTATATTGTCTGCTGCTTTTAGCAATCTCTCTCTTCTTTGACAACTCTCAAAAATTAGCTGTAAAGATTCTCGTAACTCATCCTCGGTAGGTGAGAGTGTTTTATATCCGCCTCTGTTTGCATACACAATCGTTGGCATTTTATTTGTAAGATGATAATACCCTGCTATCTGTGTCATGTGTGCTGCTCTAATACTAGATGGTAAACTATTTGATCTAGGAGTTTCATGCACGTTGCTAGTCCATTGTGTTTTTAACTCTATACATTGACTATAATCAGGCTTGCCATTATAAGGCAGCTCGCACTTTGGTAAGTCTCCAAATAAATCTACTTCACCTTCTAATCTATTTAATCCATGTTGTTTTTGTGCATCAAGCAATCCTTCAATAGCATGATTGAATACTAGTTCTAATTCTGTATGTGTTCCATTGTCAGACTTTCTCCATTGCATCTCGCCTTTAATTTCTTTCTCAGCAAATTGACTTTCTAATTTATATTGTATTTCAAACTTTTCTTTATCCTTATCTCTCCAACTAGGGCTTTCATATTCACGCAATCTATCTTTTGCATACTTCAAAGCATCAGCAAGAGATACATCTTCAAGTAAATGTTTATCGCAAGCTTCTTGTACTGTTGTACCTGCGTGCATCTTTGTATTTACAATCTTGTATTTATCTATGGTAGCCAAGGCTAGTTCTTTATCACCATCTGTTTCACCCTTTAAAATACTGTATGCTTTCTCTACTCTTTTTCTATATATACACTTCTCTAAAAAGGTTTTGGCATCACTTACAGCAGGGTTGCTATGATGGTTGTAATTTTTATTCCATTGACTCATACTGTTAAATGTATAATATATCTAGTATATGGTCAACAAGATATATACATGATATGAAACTAAACGATTACAGATTACAAAAGAATTGGTCTTATGGTCAACTTGCTATGATGACTGGAGCATCTCATGCAACTGTCGTAAGGCGTTGGTGTTTGCCACTTACACACAAAAATAGTATGATACCTGATAAGAAATTTATGCTTGCAATAGTAAAACTTACAAATGGAGCAGTACAGCCTAACGATTTTTATTTTAAATGATGTTAGTTGTCTGAAAGTGTCAAAGGTGATTCGATGAGCCAGTATCATATATTTAGAAAAAGTAATAATTGGAATTTAATTGCTTTTAAAAGACCTAATGGCAAAAACTGGGTAGAGATAGAACCAGATGTTATTATACAAGCAAGGCAAGACTATGACAGAGGTCATATAGATATGTGCCAGAAAAAAACAAACAGCGGTTTTACACATCTTATGATTAAGAAAACACAAGACATGATGAACAAACCAAAGAAGCGTAAACCTTACTTTGGAAAGGGGCAGTAATGAAGTATGAGATAGTCATAACTTTACATTCTAACAGGAAGCCTACGCTAACAGAATTAAACGACTTTCTCTTTTGCAAGATACGAGACAAGGATCTTAGATATACTGTTAATACGAAAGCAGAACCAATGGAGCTTACAAAGGAGGAGAAGCAATGATACCTTTCCCAGACAAGCAATACAATATTATTTATGCAGACCCACCTTGGACATACAAGGTATGGTCTAAAAAGGGAGCAGGGAGAACTGCAAGCAGTCATTATGATGTTATGAGCCTTGATGGTATTAAAGAGTTACCAGTAAGCTCTATATCGGCTTCTGATACTGCTTTGTTTATGTGGGCTACCTATCCTAACTTGAAGGAAGCTTTTGAGGTGATAGATGCTTGGGGCTTTACATACAAGACAGTAGCATTTACATGGACTAAGACTTATAACAGCGGCAAGTTGTTTGTTGGTATGGGGTACTGGACTAGAGCTAACTGTGAGGTATGTTTACTGGCTACTAAAGGGAAACCTAAAAGAGAGTCTCGGTCTGTACAGCAGGCATTGCTGCATCCTATAGATAAGCATAGCAAGAAGCCAGATGTGATAAGACATAGGATAGAGGAGCTGATGGGAGACTTGCCACGCATAGAGTTGTTTGCAAGGGAGCGTACGCAAGGGTGGGATGCTTGGGGGAATGAAGTGCCGGAGGAGTGCCAGTATGCGTTTATATAACAAGGAGAAAGTATGAATTACATAGTAGCAGTACAAGGGAAGAAGTGGGTGCAGTATAAGATGTATCGTTTGTTTAATGATATGAAGGCAAAGTATTATTTGCAAAATAAATACAAGGATAAGCTTGTAGCAATCTATCCTGTTGAGAGAGAGTTATGAACTGTTATAACTGTGATACAAAGTTAATATGGGGTGGGGATCATGATTTGGAGAGAGAAGAGGATGAGGATCATTGTATGGTAACAAACCTATCTTGTCCAAATTGCAAAGCTTTCGTGTTGGTGTATTTGCCTAGAGAGGAGAAGGATGATGAGACTCTCTAGAGAGCTAACTAGAGTGGCCGCAAGGGTTAGCATACCCATTACTTCTTTTTGTTTTAAAAGGGAAGCTACTAGAGTGTTACTCTCTAGTAAGCTCTCTATAGAGTATGAGGTTGAAAAAAGCTCTGTCAAGAGGGAAAATGCAAACCCTAGTAAAACTAGGCTCGGCAAGGATAGTAAAACTCTGTACTCGGTAGATGCTGTTGAGAGTGTTAAAGACAATAGCGAATCACTTGATGATAGAGCAACTGATATTCAAAGATTGTTAGCAAAGACTAGCAAGGGCATGAATGCAAACTATCGCTATGCAGTAAAGAAGCGTTATAAGATGGATGATTTAGAGTGGAGACTGCAACGTATCTTTAGAAGATTAGAGCGTATGTCTAGCAAGCAAACGTATCTTGATACAGTCAATAATGTTCGCAGGTTAGATCGTGAGTATCAGTTTATATTTGTAAAAAACTATGAGGAGTTATGGTCAATAAAAGGTTAATATCTATGAATTGGGATATGGTTAGTATAGATCGCTTGTATAAGGAAGCTGCTGTTACTTTGCATCATCTACCACCGGTTATTAAAAAGA